ATGTATATAAAAAGACCCTTTCGGGCCTTGAATTTTCGTATTTAGTGTGTGTTATACCAATTTAATTAACCCATTGGTTATAAAAACATTTACATATTCACAATCCATAACTCTTGCGCCTAATGGTGGACAGGAGATACGTATCCCGATTACTGTACCGGATGGCTATATGTTTCTATGCGTTACCAATGTAAAAAGCAATGGGAACGTTGCATACGCATGTTACATAGCGTCATCTTCAAACGTCCTGACTTGTTTCGTGGGCAATGACCGAAATGAGCAGAAAATAATCCCGCAGGGTATTTCCGCAGATGCGCTGTTCGTGAAAAAATGGTGGTGAATATAGTGGATTAAAAATCAATATGATATTCGAGCTCTACTCGCTGGGATGTTACATTCGTACCATCAAGATTCATTAGCTGGATGCTCCTGTCGCTATTGCCAATCCGAATACGCACCCATTTTTGGTTCGTAATATCGTAAGTATATTCGTATACAATTTGATAAGGATTCGCGCTCTCAGGAAGATATCCAACAATATTTCCGTTCGGGATAGCAGATGGATAGCATGTAAAATGCGCAGAGTACCGAAACTGTCCGTTGCTCATTTTGCTTACATTGTGGTAACCATCTGTGACCTGTCCAGTACTTACACCAGTCACATCTGCAATCGTATAAAATTCGCTTTGAGATTTTTGCGTTATCTTGGTATTGCGCACAGTAAAGCAGTCTGGTGAATATGAGCCCCCTGCCTTATGATTAAAGAGTAAGAAATCATAGGGAAAGGGGTTTTTTAAATGGATGAAGTAAGATTAAAAGACGAGCTTATGGCTAGGCTGTCCAATGAGCTGGACCGGCCTGCGCTACAGGTGATTGATGGGGCTTTGTCATCAGTACTTAGGAACTATGAGGTGGCAAAACGGGAGACAGGACTGAGTGCCAACGTGGTCAGCTTCCCGGAGCTGGACATTTTTATTGGAAAGATGCGGTTTGAAAATTACTCAGCGAGTACGGTCAACCAGTACCAACGATTTTTGACGGATTTATTGGTCTATGTAGGAAAGCCAGTACAGGGGATACAGGACTCTGATATCGTGGAATGCCTTAACTATTACGAACAGGTCCGTCAAATCAGTGCCAGCACTAAGGACCATAAGCGCCGCATTGCAAGCTCATTTTTTGCATTTTTGCATGATAGGGGCTATATTCGTAGGAATCCGATGGCGACCGTAGACCCAATCAAATATATTGCAGAAGTCCGAGAAGCACTGAGCGCCCGTGAAATGGAGAAAATGCGCATAGCTTGCGGGACTGATATTCGCGATAATACCGTGCTGGAGCTGTTTCTTGCAACAGGATGCCGTGTCAGCGAGGTGGTGGGTATGCATATTGAGGATATCGACCTGGTGGCCGGCTGCGTTAAGGTTCTGGGAAAAGGACAGAAGGAGAGGATTGTATTTTTTTCGGAGCGTGCGTTGGAATATCTGGAGCAGTATCTGGGGGACCGAAGAACTGGGGCTGTCATACTTTCAAGGCGGGCACCACATCAAGGGTTGAAAAAGAATGCCCTGGAAAACATAATCCGAAAGATTGCTGCACGCGCAGGGCTGGGAAAGCGAGTGTTTCCACATCTTTTGAGGCACACATTTGCAACCAGGGCCCTTAACAAAGGTATGCCGCTGCCAACTCTGTGCGACCTTATGGGGCATGCCAGTGTAGAGACCACGCGAATATACGCCAAAAACAGCGGCGCCAAGATGAAATATGAGTATGATATGTATGCCGCTGGATAACAGCTGACACAAAGATAAAGTTTCTAAAAGCCTGCCTGCAGGGAGGCTTATTTGTTGTACCATGGCATTACTGTTGAGCACAGTTACAATTGCATGGTATTGTTATGCAGGCTGTTTTTGGGGCTTTCAAGGCGTTATACCAATTTAATAAATATGTCGCGTACCAATGCCATTAACGGGGATATAGCAACTTTTGCAGACAATGCACCACTTAATACATTTTTGCGTAGACGCTATGAAATAACTAACGGCACAGCCTCAGGTGCTCCAGATGCGCAAGACGGCTATGTTGAGATACATAAAACAGTGAGTAATGACTGGATTGTAATATATGCAATTACCAATAGAGGTACTGTATACACACGTGCTAAAACTGAGGGTGTGTGGGGAGCGTGGACTAATTGTAATGATAAGCTTGGCGTCTCCATCCAAAGACTAGAATATAGATGGGATAATCAAAACCCTAAGCTCATAGTCACGGACCCTAATGGTTACTCTGCGTATGTATCACTGACCAAATATCAGGGATAAACTAACGATTTACTTGTAGGCTAAAGTAACTTATATCCTTGATTAGCGTAGAGGGGCTTAGTTTGATGCCATAGTACATTCCTATATTGGGGGTGTCATCATCCCAAGATAATATTCTTATCGCATATAATTCCGATGCATTATTTAGCTCTAAAATCACACCATGTCCATAACTGGGGTTTAAATTAGCGCTTTTTAGGTAGACACACTGGAACCCTGTTTTTATCTGGGAGCTAAGATTAGCAATGGTAGTGGTATCGTCAATATGTATTCGGCTATCAAAATCTGTAATCTTGGTATTGAACACAGTAATAAAAATGCAGAAAAATGAGTTTTGCCTGAATTTTTATACTGATGTGCGCAATACCAATTTATCAGGTAAGGCCGGGTATGGAGATAACACTTTTAGAGGCAAACAGCATGTTATCACTTACGCTGGTATAGGTGATAGGGCCTATCTAAATATGCAATTTGTATCCGAGGCCCCATGGTCCGAAAATAATGCTACCCGTGCCGGTTATGGATTCCACAATGCGGGGGCTAATGGTGGAGCAATATATCTGGATATAGATGGCCGATTAAAATTTATAGCGTCGGACACAAAAACCGTCTACGCTTTGGATTGGCATATCTTATAACTGTACTATTGTAATAATCCAGTCCATGTGTTTTTCCATCTGCCGTCAATGTCTAAAAATCTCAATGTAATACGTTTCTCACCGTTATAATAGAAATGTACTGCATAACCAGCGGTCATTGATGCATCATAATAAAAGCGATAACCGAATGATTTTTCCGTATCATCAAAAAATGGTTGCATTATGGCCACTCTGTCAAAAGCAATCTTGGTATAACACACACTAAATACGAAAATTCAAGGCCCGAAAGGGTCTTTTTATATACATAAAAATACATAAATCAAAGAAAGAAGGTATTATCCATGGAAAAAATTAGAATTGGAAAGGAAAAACGACGGTATGAAATCAGCAGTATCCGGCCAGAATCGGCCAACGTCCTGGAAATCGTCTTTACCGACGCAATCCCGGCCATATGGGGAGATATTACAATCTATACTGATGATGGCACAGAGGCCACCACCCTGTACGGCTATGAGACGATGTGGAAGCAAGAAGGAAGTAGGGTATGGCTATCCAACGACGGAAGCGTATACACACCTCCGGCCCCTCCGGAGCCAGCGGAACCGCCAGAACCATATGTGCCGACACTGGCAGAGGTTCAGGACAACAAAAAGGCCGAGGTAAATGCGGCCTGTGAGGCCATGATTGTATCAGGGGTTAATGTAACATTGGCGGATGGAACAGTGGAGCATTTTGATCTAAAGGAGCGCGACCAGCTCAACCTATTCGGTAAGCAGATACAGGTCAACGCAGGATTGGAGAGCATCGAATACCATACCGACACCACCCCTACAACCAACTGTAAGTACTACAGCAACGCAGACATGCAGTCCATCATCCAAGCGGCCATGTGGCACGTCAGCTACCATCAGACGTACTGCATCAGTCTCAAGGTATGGATTGATGCCTGCGAGGCCAAGGAAGAGGTGGAGGAGATTTTCTATGGTGCGGATATTCCAGAGCGATATCAGTCAGAGGTGCTCAAGTCATATCTTGTCCGGATAGCAGCCGAGATGGTGGTGGATAATGGTACGCCGACGAGTTAATAAGTACGCCACACTGTGGAGCATGGGAGGACTGCTGTACATAGCCTTAGAGTTACTGTGGCGCGGGTATAGTCATTGGACAATGTTTATACTGGGCGGCCTGTGTTTTATCGGTCTGGGCCTGATTAACGAGGTACTCCCCTGGGATATGCCACTATGGCAGCAGATACTTCTGGGGGCTGCCCTGATTACATTGTTGGAGTTTCTGACCGGTTGTGTGGTCAACCTGTGGTTGGGCTGGGGCATATGGGATTACAGTAATATGCAGGGTAATATTCTGGGACAGATATGCCCGCAGTATTTTGTGCTATGGATACCAGTAAGTTTGGTCGGAATTGCACTGGATGATTGTCTTAGATACAAAAAATGGGGGGAAGAACGACCACATTACAATATAGGATTTACGCGAAAATCACTGCGAATAGTGTGGCTACCAATATAAAATAGAGGTGAGGTAATGAAAATGAAATTTTTAGACAAATGTAATACTGTTTATGGAGCAGCTGTAACAATTCTTGTAACTATCCTGGGGCCGTACTGGTACATATTTGCGGGGTACCTGCTCTGCAATGTTCTGGACTGGCTGACCGGCTGGTATAAGGCCAGGAAGCTGGGACGGGAATCAAGTAAGACGGGGCTTAAAGGGATACTGAAAAAGCTGGGCTACTGGGTGATTATCCTGGTGGCTTTTTTGATGCCGAAATTATTCATCAGTCTGGGGCATGACGTCCTGAAAATCAATCTGGATTTTCTGCTTTTGCTGGGGTGGTTCACGCTGGCCTGCCTGCTGGTGAACGAAATTCGCAGTATTCTGGAGAATCTGGTGGAATGCGGTTACGATGTGCCGGCCTTTTTAATCAAAGGACTGGCAGTAACGGAGAAACTGATAAATACAGAAACAGAAAACGTCAAATAGAAGGGAGATAAGACCATGGCAAAATTAACGGGAAAACATGCGGCAAAGATTCCGGGGAATGGAGGATATCTGGCAGAGGGACCGGACCTGCAGGAAAAACAGCCTACTCCATACCTGTATGATGGACCGACAGACACACCGCATCCTGGCAAGCACCAGAGCGGTGTGGGCGGCCCTGGAGACCGCAATAACAACGGTATAGATGACAAAGAGGAGTAGGTTGCGATATCGCAACAAAATATATGTGGTCCTGGGATGTCCCAGGACCTTTTGAATGGAGGTATAATATGACCGCATTAACAAGGAGACAGGCTGTAATTGACAAATATGCTGAGATTATAGGCCGTAACATATATAGCCAGTCCCTGAGGGATTACTGCTATAAACCATATAAGGATGGAAATTATTACAGCGATTGTAGCAGCTCAATCTGCTATGCCTACAAAGAGGCAGGACAGGGCTTTGGAATTACCAATACTGCAGGGATGTACACCGCAGCCGAATTGACCACTGTAGATGCAGACATATTACAGGGAATCCCGGATACATCCAGGCTGCGTCCAGGGGATATGCTATTATTTGCAGGCACGGATGCAAGCCGGCCGAAACGGATTGGCCATGTTGAGATGTACTGTGGTAATGGTATTATCTGTGGCCACGGTTCCGGCAGGCCATCGTATAAGGACTTGGCCGCCTACTGCAGGAGCCGGTACAATTCCTGGGCCTCAGGTGGGTGGCGCAAGGGCCTGGTATGTGTGCGCAGATACATACAGGATGATATAGCGCAGGAGCCGGAGCAGCCAAAGAAATCCGGCTGGGAGCAGAGGCCCGATGGGGCCTGGAGCTTTTACCTGGGCAACACCGGGAATCCAGTTAAGAATAGCTGGTACCTGGATGAGGACGGGAAGTGGTATTGGTTCGACGGTGCCGGCACTATGGTATCCAACACATGGTATCGGTATAAAGGTGACTGGTATTATCTAGGGGCGGATGGAGCTATGGTCAGGGGCCTGCAGGCCAGCGGGGGGAAGTGGTATTTCCTGGACCAGGACGGCAAACTGGCCATGGAACCGGTAACACTTATGCCAGACCAGGATGGAGCACTACAATGGCCAGGTTTGGCTGACTAACTATTTGTCAAGACCAAAAGACATCGCTTTCTCATTTTGTTGTGAGGGCGATGTCTTTTACCAAATTTGTATTTCTCCCTGGTATTGCCCGGCTAGGGGCGGGGCGCGTCTGGGACGTTACAGCTTCGCTTTGTTTCGTGTTTTCCTTCGCTCTGCAACTTCCTTGGGCGGCAGTGCCGCCTGTTGCATTTATATCATATCAACGACTGTATATTTCAGAAACATTTTGTGTAATGGTAAAGCCTGCTTCAACGTTCTGGATTCCCAGGGCCGCCGCGATTTTGTTTTTGACTTCATTTCTGTTGGCTTCCATCTTTTCCTTGTACGCCACCCATTCTTCCTCACACTCATAACAATAGCGATCATTTAATATGCTTGATTCTATCCATTCGTTCATAGCATCTGAATTCAACCGAATTACAGTAGTATGAATCAGAAGGCCGCAATCCTTAAACTGTCCCTGCGCTATTACTTCGACTTTAAATTTTCCTTCTAACATGTGTATTCCTTTCTCCCCTGGAAACCGCCAGGGGACAGACATTCTATTTAAGTTTATGAATTGCGCCTATGAAAGCATGTTTTAAGTTCGCAATTCTTTCAAATTCTTTATCTGTCATGGATATACCGGAATATAACCATACAGTTTTTATACTACCATCATCGTTCAAATCATAGTGACAATATAGCATGTGGTCGGCTTGCTTCGCAGCCTGCGCCTTGCAGGCCACTTCATACCACATAGTCCGTAATTGCAGAATCTCCTTCAAGGTATCGTAACCATGAAAATTACCATCTACAAATGTGGGTATAAGTCTCATGTCCATCCTTTCTGCCCTCGTAACCTCCGGGGCGGGTATAATAATCGCGCTAAGATGTTAACGTAACCATG